ATTTCATTGAAAAAGGTTGTAAAAGAAGAAGCAATGAAAAGTTCTGTATTAAATAGTGATAGAACAAATAAATTTGTAAAAAAATATGAATTAGAAGGTATGAAAATTGCCGGAGCTAAATCAATGTTTTCTGCACAAGGTGGACGATTATCTCTTTCAGATAATTTAGAAGTCGATGTAAGATCGCCAACTTATCTTGGATCATTGAATATGGAAATACTTTTAAAAACTGCAAGAGGTGGTCGTGCAGGACAAGGACCACAACTAGATGCAGCCAAACGATTTATGAATTATACTTATCCAGATAATACTAAACAAAAACTAGAATCTCAAGCGATTGCTAATAAAGATGAACTCGCAATAGATAATTTTTGGATGATGGTAGATACCATTCAAAAATCTCCTCTTGTAAAAGATAGACCAGTTGATGAATCTACATTTAAAGCTGAATTGAATAATCAAAATTTAGGTGTAATTCATGTAAAATTAGCGGTTGCTTATATATTTTACGGATTGGTTAAAGCAAGTAAACAACAGAGAAACGATTTTGTAGATTATATTGCAAATTATTCTGGATCATCGTTACCCGAATCATCAGTATATTTAAAGGTTTATCAATAGTGGAAAGTTTTAATCAACACATAACTGAACAAAAGAATACACACATGACTCACATCGAAGATAAGGTTATCTACGGTGGAGTGAACGGAACACGCCAAGCTATATTGGCTCTTCGTTCTCTGCGTGATATGCTTTCTGGTAAGCAGGATGGAAGCGTTAGTGTTAAGTGGGATGGTGCACCTGCTGTTTTTGCTGGCACTGATCCTAGAGATGGTAAGTTTTTTGTTGCTAAGAAGGGTATTTTTAACAAGAACCCTGTTGTTTATAAAACAGAAAAAGATATTGATGATGATGGTGTAACAGGAGACTTGGCTAGAAAGCTTAAAATGTCTCTGAAGCACTTTGCCAACTTAGGTATTAAAGGAGTTATCCAAGGTGATTTACTTTTTACGAAATCTGATCTCAAATCCGAAAAGATCGATGGATTGGATTACATCACGTTTCATCCTAATACAATTGTCTATGCTGTCGAAAAGGGTGGAAAGGATAGCAAAGAAATTGAAAGAGCAAAAATCGGAGTAGTTTGGCATACTACATATACAGGTGAAACATTTGAAACTATGAGAGCCTCGTATGGTGTTGATGTTACTAAGTTAAAGAAGACTTCTGCTGTCTGGCAGCAGGATGCTATGCTCCGTGACTTAACTAATGTAGCAACACTTTCGGCTCAAGAGACAAAGCGTGTTGATGCGAATCTCTCAAGAGCAGGTAAAATCTTCAATCAAATCTCTTCTTCAACACTTAGGACACTTGAGCAAAATCAAAAGCTGGCGCAGCTGATTGAGACTTTTAATAATACATTTGTTCGTAGCGGTACGATTATTGGAGACACTGATCAACACGTTCGAAATCTAATTAATTGGATTGAAAATAAGTATCAGAAAGAGATTGATAAAAGAAAGACCGAACGTGGCAAACAAACACAAAGAGATGCTCTCTCTAAAATTCTAGAATTCTTCTCATCGGAGAATAAAAAAAGTCTTAAGAGAATTTTTGATCTACAAAAATCTATAGTTTTCGCTAAGTTGCTTCTTATAAATAAACTAAGTGAAGTACAAAATATTAAGACTTTCGTTAAGACAACTAACGGGTTTAGATCAACTGGGCCTGAAGGTTACGTTGCTATTGATAAGCTTGGGGGTAATGCTGTCAAGCTCGTTAATCGCTATGAATTTTCAACAAAAAACTTTGACCCAACGATTTTAAAGGGTTGGAGTAAATAAAGAGGAACAATATGAAATATCTTATTTCCGCAATTGTAGCTATGTCTGTAGCTACTCCTGCAATTGCTCAAGATGCTGCTGGTAATGAATCTGCTCTTGCGTCCAACGCAACTCTCAGTGTATCTACCGATCTAGAAGGTAATGCTGACTGGACCGTTGGGGCAGAGTTGGGCATTGCTGGCTTCGGTGTAGATGCAGGTTTCACACTCGTTGACCGTGGTGATAATTCTGCTGATGACTATTCGATCAGTCTCGGCACAGGCGCAGACCTTGGTTACGCTTCCCTTGATACTAGCATTATCTACTCATGGGGTGCAACATCTGGTACAGACCTGATTGGCCGTGGAGACGGTAATACGTGGGGCGACGTAACTATCGACCCAACTCTTACGATCAATCCAGGTATCATCGGCGGAGAGTACATCTGGCTGGGTGGTTCCATGGACCTCGCATCTGACGGTAAAATCGCTGTTGGTTGGGGTGGCGCTTCCTACGGAATCGGTTACGAGCACGCACTGAACGACAAAGCTTCCGTATCTGTTAGCTACAGCTGGTCTGTAGACGTTGTTGACGACGGCGACGACACCACAGTCAATGACTGGACCACTACTGCTGATGGTATGAAAATTGGCGTAGGCATCAAGTTCTAGGATGATCGGGTTTAAAGACTTCCTCTCTGTATTAGCTGAGACTTCCTCTCCTAGTGAGGGGGAGTCTTTACCCGTATCTGAAGTTTTATCTTTCGCAGCAAGGCGAAAGAGATCTATTGAGTTTCGTAGACGTAAACAAAAATTACAACGTCAAAGAAAAATAGCGCTCAAGAGACCTGCTAGTCTTGATAGACTTAAAAGGAGAGGACGTAAATCTGCAAGAGATATCTTGACAAAGAGATATTATGGCGGTAAGTCTAAAAGCTCTATGAGTGCTGCTCAGAAGTCGAGAGTAGAAAAACGTTTGGCACAGAAGAAAGGTGCAGTTAAAACAATTTCTAAGAGACTCCTTCCGAGCAAGAGAAGATTGGATGTGACGAGAAGATAATGATTAGTTCATTCAAAGGATATTTAGAGGAACAGAACTCTGTTGGCTACCTTGCCTTCGGAAGATTTAATCCTCCTACTACTGGACATGAGAAGCTGCTCGACACTGTAGCAAGCAAAGCTCGGGGCAACGTATATAAAATCTTTGCCTCTCAGTCCCAAGATTCAAAAAAGAACCCTCTTGACTATCAGACCAAAGTAAAATTCATGAGAAAGATGTTCCCGAAGCATGCAAGGAATATTATCATGGACAAGTCCGTCAAGACATTTATTGATGCGGCCGTACATATGTATGATAGTGGCATCAAGAATCTGGTAATGGTCGCAGGTTCTGATAGAGTTACTGAGTTTGAAACTCTGTTAAAAAAGTATAATGGCGTAAAAGCTCGTCATGGTCTTTTTGATTTTAATTCAGTAAAGGTTATCTCTGCTGGCGAACGTGACCCAGATGCTGAAGGTGTTTCTGGTATGTCAGCCTCTAAGATGAGAGCTAACGCAGAAAGCAACGATTTCCCTTCATTCTTAACTGGCTTGCCAAAGAGCGTTTCTGATTCTCTGGCAAAAGATTTATTTAATGCTGTTCGCAAGGGAATGAACCTCAATGAAAATAAATCGTTTATTCAGCACATACAATTAGAGAAAGTCTCTGAGCGCCGTGAAGAATATGTTAATGGAGATTTATTTTCTGTTGGTCAGTCGGTCATCCTTAAAGAAACTGACGAAGTAGTAAAGATTGAGTTTTGTGGATCAAACTACTTAATTGTAGAAGTTGATGGTAAGAGAAAGCGTAAGTGGTTAACTGACGTAGAGCCTTTGGAAGAAAGAAAGTCTCCAGAAGATCCAGACATTGGCGATAGAAAAGGTCAGCAACCAAAGAAGTATCATACAGGTTTAGCTAAGTCTACAAAGAAAGCTAGAGACGCTCAGTTTAAACGACAAGCTAAGATGAGAGACGATGATCCAAAAGCTTATAAACCAGCTCCTGGAGACAAAGAAGCTAAAACTAAACCAAGCAAATATACTAAAAAGTACAAGCAAATGTTTGGAGAGAGAAAAAATGCTTAGTTTTAAATCATTTTTAACTGAAAAAAAGATTGCGGGGTTAGTAAAAAAGGCTGAAAAATCAGGTATTTCTTACGGGATCCTAAAGCAAGTTTATAACCGTGGTATGGCTGCATGGAAAACTGGACATAGACCAGGAACTACCCCTCAGCAATGGGCGTTCGCACGTGTAAACTCATTTATTACTGGCGGTAAAACGAGAACAACTGCAGACAAAGATCTCTGGGCCAAAGCTAAGAAATAATAAATAATATCAGCGTTTCACTTAATTAAATGGAAATATCGAAAAATGATTACATTTAAACAGCTAAAAGAAAAAGCTACATCCCAACAACAGCAGAAGTTGATGGGTCTGGCGCTTGCTTATAAAAGAGGCGAAGTTCCAGAGGATGAAGTCTCAGATACAGTTAAAGCTTTAGCTGATCGTATGTCGGAAAAAGACTTAGAGGATTTTGCTTCCACTAAGCATAAAGGTCTCCCAAAGAAAGTGAATGAAGGTCCATTCAGAGGCATTGGTAAAATGCTAATGAAGAGAAAATTGCAAAAAGGAATGAAGAGAGACGACTCTGAATTTGAGAAAATCCGTAAACGCCCAAGCGGAGGAAGCAAAGGTGATGATATGGAAGCTTCTATCAAAAGTTACCAAAGAAAACGTTCAGCTCTAGATCGATTAACTAAAAGGTAAAAAATGAAATCGTTTGGCTGCCATATAGAAGAAGAACCAATCGTAGAACAGGCTGAATATAAAGGTCGTAAGGTAAAGCTCAACGATCCTTTTCGATCGAACGATGGTAAGAAAAAGTTTTATGTTTACGTTAAAAATGAAAAAGGTAACGTAATCAAGCTTGGTTTTGGTGATCCAAACATGGAGATCAGACGAGACGATCCTGCTCGCCGTAAAAGTTTCAGAGCTAGACACAAGTGTGATACAAATCCTGGTCCGAAGTGGAAAGCTCGCTATTGGTCATGTAAGATGTGGGAAAAAGGTACAACTGTATCAGAATTAGATTGACTAATAATAACAATAATAAATTATCTATGGAGATAAAAAATGCCGACTAATGCAGAGCGTATGGATCGAATTGAAAGTAAAATTGATAAGCTCTCTGAAGTTCTCGTCCAATTGGCAAGGGTCGAAGAGAAACTGATTAATCAAGAAGAAGACCATAAGGTCTTAAGAGGTGATATTTACAACCTTTATGAAAAGGTTGGCGAGATGGAAAAGGTGGTTCAAAAGAATCAGATCACCGTAAATGTTATAAATAGAATTAGTTGGATAATCATTACAGGCGTGGTAGGTGGTTTTGGCACCTTAATCACCTACCTGTTCAATAAGTAAGGAATAAAAAATGTCTGTTAAATCTATGCATAAAGCCTTGATGGAAATGGCACAGAACCGGTTGAATGAAGAAAAGAAATATGAAATTAAAAATGGTAAGGTCCATATTTCTCGTGATAATTTCAAAAAAGTTCATAAAGATTATAAGAACACAACTAAGGGTAAAGAACGTATGATGGCGTTGGACCCTAAGAGTGGTGCGACTACTTCCTTTCCAGTTGTTTTTAAAGAAGAGCGTGCTGCATGGGTGCCTAAATCAGTTTTAGATGAAGATGTTCCAGCATTCATGGGTGCTGCAGCAGCTGCTAAAAAAGCTGGGCAAGATGAGTTCGAATTCGGTGGCAAGAAATATAAAGTCACTATGAAAGATAAAACTGCCGATGCTATTATGAAAGAAGCATTGGATGCAAAAGACACCGATACAGTTAAAGCAGTCGTTAAAGCACTAAAAGGTGCTAGCAAAGCTCATGCTGGACAGGCTAAGCAACTTAAAAAAGACTTAGAAGATTCTGCTCATACGGAGATGGATCCAAAAAAACACGTTAAGTACAATGACGAAATGAAAATGTATTGCGTATACAATAAAGATGGTAAGGTCGTTGCTAAATTTGAAGATGAAGAAGATGCAAATCAGTACGCAATGAAGAACCATGATGCGCTAATGGGCAAAGAAGAGATGGATGAAGCTGTAGCAGCAGGTTCTACCGCACAGCATGGCCCTGATGATGCTACCTCTGATTCTTATGAAAAGCAGTTAGCTACACGTGGCGGTGAAAAAGATTTTGCTGATAAGCATACGACTGAAGTTGCATATGATGCAGAAGAGCTATATAAAGAGAATCAAAAAGAAGCTACGGCTGCATTAAAAAGAACTCCAGGAAGACTTGGCGATCAACGTAAAGGTGATACTTCTTTTGTTAACCCATTGAAAGCTGAAATTATCGATGGTATTACTGCAGCTTTGGCGAAAATGAAAACAAATAGTTAAGGATATTGAATATGTTAAAACCTCCTACGTGGGCAAAAGACGCCAAGCCAACATCAAAAGGTTGGATTAATCCTAGGACTGGAGAGTTGTTGGTTTCTCGTAAACATAGTGATAGAGAAATTACCGAATATTATATTGCAAAGGAGGAAGCAGTTGTTACAGTAGCTCCAGAGCCAATTATTGAGGCTAACCCTGAGCCTGAACCAGAGGCTGAACTACTAACCGAGGCGGATCCAGCAGTTGAGGATATAGTTTATGTCAATGTAGATCTAAGTCGTAAACCAAATTTTTCTAATATGACTAAGGCTGAGATAGTTCAGTGGGCCAAAAATATAAACCTTTCACTTGACATGTCCATGACTAAGAGTGAAATGATTCAAGTAATTGGAGAATAATCTCGGTCTTTAAGTAATGAAAATTTTAAGTGAAAAAATAGAAGTAACGGAAGAAAATTATCTAATCGTTGCCGCTAAACATTATCAAAATCCTCAGTGTACAAGCACTGAGGAATTCTATGACGATTTAAATAGAGTTAAATACATCAAACGTCTAATTAATAGATACTTTGATACTCAGGAAATATCTGAGAGATTAATTATAAATCATATTATTGTTTTTTATAATGTATTTGGTATTGAGATTGCGACAAAACTTCTTGCTGTAAAGTTAGAACATAAATATTGGACAGTAATTAAATGTTTCTTAGTTAAGTTGAATTATTTAACTTCTTCTGACTTGGCAGGAATACATATGGATAAAAAAGTAGTCGAGGCGCTGAGGAAGATTTAATGGTCTCAATCATTACAGATACCATTTATACGTACAGATTCTTGAAGTTGTTGGTAACACCCTTCAACAAGACAGAAGCGTATAAGCTTGGTATCATTGATGAGAATGGTAAGAGAACCGATAAGAAGATCACTTCTTCTGAAGAACGTGCAACCTTTACTCTTTTTCATAGAATCACATTTAATCTAAAAAGATTGCTTGGCGCATTTCCAGGAGGCAAAACACGTATCGCTTCTTATGCAGCTGCATTAGCTTTACTGAGAGAACAGTATGGCGTGGATTATAATTATGCTCTACAAGAGATGAATCTCGATCAAGAATACAGAGACGAAATCAAAACATTAGTTGAAGAGTACGATCAGATAGAGGAAAAGAAACACAAACGCATTCCTCGTAAAAAAGGACAGCCAGCTGGCTCTGATAAACACTCAGATTTGTACACAGACGAAAATCCCGAAGGCACCATCCACGGTTTAAAATTTGCTACTGTTGATGATGCAGAGGCTTCTGTTAAGAAAATCGAAAACTCTGGTAGGAGTCATGCCCATAAAATCCAAGCTGCTATAGCGATGGAACAAAGGGCAAGAGTTATGGGTAAAAAAAGTGCAGCAAATGTGTATAGAGAATATATCAATAAAATGAAAAAGAAAACTAAACAGAAAAATGAAACAGCAGGCACAACCACGGCTGATGTTGCTATTGTCGATAGACCGTTAAAATTTAAAAAATTTCTGAAGCGTAAAAAGGAAGAATAAATGTTTGCGCTTCTTGGATCTTTACTTGGCTTTGGAACCTCTTTTGCTCCCAAGATTTTAGAAACAATCAATAAAGGGCAGGAGCAAAAGCACGAACTTGCTAAAATGAAAATGTCTGCAGAAATTAAGATGCAGATGCAAGATGCTGAGTTTGATTACAAAAGAGATATGGCTGATCATGAGGAGCACAAAAGGCTCATCGAACATGATATTGCTATTTCACAAGAGACTGGATTTTTTGCTGGTCTTAAAAAGGGTGTTCGCCCAATTATCACCTATTGTTTCTTTGGATTCTTTTTATTTTATAAAATAGTATTAGTCATGGAAGCGATTAAAGCTGGGCAAGATTTATCGTCTATTTCAGATGTTATTTGGGATGAGCAATCACAAGCAATCTTTGCTGCGATTATCTCGTTTTGGTTTGGCTCAAGAGCTATAGAAAAAATTAAACGTTGACATTTTCCTAAAACTTAGTTAATATAAGTAATCAACCTAATCTAAATCGACATTCAAATTAAGAGGTGCGTTCTATGACAAATAGTCTAGACATGAGGGATTTCTTATCCCAAACAAAGTTTTACGAGTCTTACTCCAGATATATTGATGATGAAAACCGTTATGAGAGTTGGGACGAATCTGTTGACCGTGTCATGGCTATGCATAGAGGATATTACGAAGATAAGTTGTCGGAAGCGCTTGAAGTTGAGCTAGTCAGAGCTACTGTAGCATACAAAGAAAAACGTGTACTTGGCGCACAACGTGCTCTACAATTTGGCGGCGACCAGTTGCTGAAGCATCAGATGAAGATGTATAACTGCACTTCTTCCTATGTGGATCGTCCAGAATTTTTTGGTGAATATTTCTACATCCTACTTTGTGGTGCAGGAGCAGGTTTCTCTGTTCAGACGCATCATGTGAATAAGTTGCCTGAAGTTACTGAACGTAAGAAACAAGCGAAAGGTTATGTTGTTGAAGACTCTATTGAAGGTTGGGCAGCTGCTTTTGACGTTCTGATGTCTTCATACTTTGTCGGTGGTGGCACTCACCCAGAGTTTGAAGGTCGCCGTGTATTCTTTGATCTGACTAATATTCGACCAAAAGGCGCTAAGATTTCTGGTGGCTTTAAAGCTCCTGGTCCAGAAGGTCTACGTCAGGCGCTGGACCGTATTGAATATTTAATTCAAGGAGTTATCCTTAAAAATAAAAGTCCTGTCCAGCTTTCTGCAATCAACGTCTATGATATTTGTATGCATGTAGCAGATGCTGTTTTATCTGGTGGTGTGCGTCGTTCGGCTACTATTTGTTTGTTCTCTCCAACTGACACAGAAATGATGAGCGCTAAGACTGGTAACTGGTTTGTAGATAACCCACAGCGTGCACGTTCTAATAACTCTGCTGTGATTGTTCGTAAAGAAACGACTGAAGAACAGTTCATGAATATCATGGATAGTATTAAACAGTTTGGCGAACCAGGATTTGTATTTGTGGAATCTACTGAACATACAACTAATCCATGTGTTGAGATTGGTATGTTCCCACAGATTGATGGACAGTCTGGCTGGCAGGGATGTAATCTTACAGAGATTAATGGTGGTCAGTGTGTAGATGAGGAGTCGTTCTATAAGGCTTGTGAAGCAGCTGCTATTCTCGGGACACTTCAAGCTGGTTATACAGACTTTAAATTCCTTCCGGACACAACTAAAGCAATCTTTGACCGTGAGGCTCTGCTTGGGGTCTCGATCACTGGTTGGATGAATAATCCGGATATTCTTTTTAATGATAAAATTCTTGAGAAAGGAGCCAAAGTTGTTAAGGAGACTAATAAAAGAGTTGCTAATCTTCTTGGGATTAACGCTGCTGCTCGGACTACTTGCGTTAAGCCTTCTGGCAATGCTTCTGTACTTTTGGGCACTGCAAGTGGAATTCATGCTGAACACTCTAAACAGTATATTCGTAACGTCCAATTAAATAAAGAGTCTGAAGTGGCTCAGGTTATTGCCAAAACCAATCCTGAGATGGTAGAAGACTCTGTTTGGTCTGCGGGTGGTACTGATTGGGTCGCATCTTTCCCTATCACACCAAAGACAGGCTCTATCCTTAAAGATGATTTGATTGGCGTTAAGCATCTCGAACTTGTTAAGAAAGCTCAAAACTATTGGGTGAATGCTGGCAAGAATCCAGAGCTCTGCGCTGATCCAACTGTATCCCATAACGTATCAAACACCATTCTAGTAGAGGACTGGGACGATGTTGCAAAATATGTTTATAGCAATCGGGATCACTTTGCTGGTATTTCTTTCTTGTCTACTTCTGGCGATAAGGATTTTAATCAAGCGCCAAATACTGAAGTTATCGACGCTGAAGAAATGGTTAAAAAGTATGGCGTTGCGGCTGTCCTCGCTTCTGGGCTTGTCGTAGATGGACTTGCTGCTTTTAATGATCTTTGGATGGCAACTTCAACTGCTCAGGGATATGGCGAAGATATTTCTGCAGAGAACTCAAAGAATACTCTGAAGAAAGATTGGGTTCGTCGGTTCGAATCTTTTGCTGATAAATACCTTGAAGGCGACAGAAAGAAAACTGAGTATTGTTTGAAAGATGCTTATCTGATTCATAAATGGCAGAAGATTGAGCGTTCTTATCAACAAATCTGAGCTGTCGGAGAAAAAATTTACAGATGTAGATACACTAGGCGCTGCTGCATGTGCTGGCGGAGCCTGTGAGATCGATTTCTAAGGAGTTTCTATGAAATATAAGATTGAATGTCCTCATTGCGAAGCAGAGTCAGTAATTCATGTAGAAGATAATTCACTTCCAGAATATTGTCCTGTTTGCGGAGATGAGGTTCCTGAAGAGAATCGACATGAATATGAAGAGGGATGTCTCTGCATGTAAATTCATAAATAGCCTTAGATTAATTTCTAAGGCTATTTTTTTATGATTTTGTTGTATGGGTATATGTGTTCTGGAAACACTTGGATGTGTTCAATTTTAGATCATCTTCAAGTTGAATTTCGTCAAAGTAATTTTTTACTTGATGTTGACCTTGGGTTTCAGCTTCCAGTGCCACCAAATCAGCCTCATAAAAATAGGACTATTTCAAAAAAAGATTTTTATTTTTCAAGCGAGGCTGGTAAATTAATTTATCTTTGGAGAAATCCTTTTGATGTATTTGCATCCAGAATAAAAAAAACTATTGAACAAAAAGTAAATTTAAAAAATCGTTTAAAATATGGCCCGACACATATTATTAATCATCATTTATCTGCCGTCCATTTAGCTAATCAACATAGTAATTTTAAATTAATTAAATATGAAAATTTACGAGCAGAAAATGGAATAGAAGAATTTAAAAAAATTTATCCAGAAATAACAAAAGATGTTTGGGAACATTTTTCATATGAAAATGTAAAAATGCGAGCTCTAACTAATTCAGCTTTTGAAGATAAATATAATTTTATTAAACGTAAAAAATTACATGGTGGTTTAGTAGGACATGGAAAGTTATGGCTAACGCCATGTCAAATTAAAAGAATGCAAAAAATTATTGAGGAAGTAGATTATTGGAATAAAATGAAACAAATCGAAGATTTTTAAAAACATGATTGTGGTTTACTCATTTCCTGGCTCTGGCCGAACTTGGCTTAGAAGTATGTTAACCGATTTAAAATGCGAATATAAATTTTCGCATGGATTTAGAGAACATGATAAATTTATTATGCATAATAACCTACTCTATCAATCTAAAAAATTTATATATTTAATCAGAGATCCATTTGATACTTTAATTTCTCAATATTTAAAGAAAGCTGAATACAGAACTTTAGAAGAAACATTATTTGATAAATGTAGAAAGCATAACCAAACTTTTGCCTATAATCAAAATTTTAAAAGTAATACATGGGAAGATATATTATTACATCATATTTCAGCGATAGAATATAAAAATATTCACCCAAATTTTATATTAATTACATATGAAAATTTGATAGGAAATAATGGGCTAGAAGAATTTAAAAAAATTGTTTTTAATAAAAGTGAATCTGAAATATCAAAAGTTTGGTTTTATGAACAAGAAAAAAAATCTACTCTATTAAATGGCGGTGGTTCAGGGAAAGGAATAGAGTATTTAAGCGATTATCATTTAAATACTTTATATGACGTTATGAATAAATATGATTATCATAATAAAATGAAAGAACTACATGACCTGGATTTATAATGGAAAAGTATATGATCCTGAGAGTCCTCCAGAAGAGTATGCAGGATTTGTTTACCGCATAACGAACTTATCTAATAACATGAAATATATCGGCAAGAAGATCCTCTGGAGTCGTAGAAGAGTAAAGCAAAAAGGAAAGACCCGTAGAAAAATTGTAATAAAAGAATCAGATTGGCGCAACTACTATGGATCAAATATTTTACTTAAAGAAGAAGTTAAAAAGTATGGTCTGGATAAATACAAAAGAGAAATACTAAAATTCTGCAGAACTAAAGGCGAATGTTCTTACTACGAAGCTAAACTGCAGTTTGACAATGATGTATTATTAAGAGAAGATTACTATAACGAGTTGATTATGTGTAGAGTCAACTCCAAACACATTAGGAGTGATAATGGCGACGAGTAGAATTACATATAATGTCTTCGAAATTTTAGAGAAAGTATCTGCTGCAAAGAAAAAAGCAGACAAAATTAAAATCTTAAAAGAAAATGAATCTACAGCCTTGCGCACGATCATACAAGGCTGTTATCATCCAAGGATTAAATTATCCTTGCCTGAAGGCGCACCACCTTACACAGCTTGCGACGCACATAATGCTCCATCTAATCTTCATAAAAAATGGAAAGACTTTGGTTACTTTACCGGAAATCAAGCTCAAAAGCTCGGTAAAATCAAAGTGGAAAGAATGTTTATTCAGCTGCTTGAGTCGATCCACCCTCAAGATGCTAAAATCGTATTGCAGATGAAAGACAAAAAACCTTTTAAGGGTCTAACCACTGCAGTTGTACAGGAGGCATACCCTAATTTGATTCCGCCTGTATAGTATATTATGATAGCACTAAAAAAGGATATCTAAATATGGTTTCTCAACTCGAAAGACTTAGAAAAGATTACCGTGAACTTCAAAATTATGAATACAAAATGAATAAACAAGGGAAGTTTGATGTAGTCAAAAAACTAAAGTTAAAACGAGATTTCTTGGGAAGGTCAATTAATGATTTAGAGGAGCAAATTTCTGCTTTTTCTTCTTGACTAAGTAGAAATTCTAATATATAATACAGTTGCTGTTGGGGTCGGGGGAATATACTTTTACTCCAACAGCTTTTTATTATTTTTTTTTTGGAGTATGTTAATGGAATATTCAAGCAATATCGCCGAAAAAGTTATCTTAACAGATTGCGATGGCGTGCTTGTCGATTGGCTTTTTGGATTCAAACAGTTTATGTTGGAACGTGGTTATACTGAACAAGACGATACCGGATATGCTATTTGGAAACGGTATGATTTTATTAACAAAGAAGCAGGTGAAGATCTCGTTCGTGAGTTTAATAATTCAGCCGCTATGGCATATTTAACCCCACATCTAGACGCAGTTAAATATGTTAAAAAAATTCATGAAGAATTAGGATACGTGTTTCGTGTTATCACATCGATGTCATTAAATAAGTATGCATATAAAGCAAGATTAAAAAATTTACATGATCTTTTCGGAGAGAGTGTAATAGATGAATTAGTTTGCTTAGATACTGGCGCTGATAAAGACGAAGCTCTTGAACCATATAGAAACAGTAATTGTATTTGGGTTGAAGATAAGTATAAAAACGCTCAACTCGGAAAAGATATCGGTCTAGATGCTTTTTTGATTGACTTACCTCACAATAGAGAGTATGATTTTGAGAATCGTGTCTCAGGTTGGAGAGACATTTATAATCGCATTATCGGAGAGTGAACAAAACTTAAAAGGAAATAAAAAATGAAAAGAATTCTTGCTGCCCTAAGCTTATTTACTGTGGGCGCATGTGCTACTCCAGCTGCAGCAGAGAATGCAGTTGTAGTGGACGTAGAGCCTAACTGGATCGAAGTGGTTCGAACAGTTCCTGTCGAGTCTTGTGGTATTACACAAGTTCCGATTTATGAGAACGTACAAGCCCAAGGCGCTACTGGATTAGATGTTCTTTTTGGATCGGTTTTTGGAGGTTTGCTTGGCAAAGCAGTAACTGATAAAGATGAAGGTGCTGTTGCTGGTGCTGTTATCGGTGGTGTGGTTGCCGCTGAAGCAGGTCGTGCGCCACAGGTTCGTATCGTAGGATATGAAGAAAAAGAAATTTGTACAACTCGCTATGTACAACGCACCGAGTCTGTCCCTAAAGATTATACTATCCAGTATGATTGGAATGGATATCAAGGATGGGGTATCGTTGACGATCAATATGAAGTTGGTGACGAAATCGAAGTGAATGTTTCTGTAACTATCTGTCGCAGTCTAAATTGTAATTAATCTATTATCTGCCCTTAGCTCAACTGGATAGAGCGACGGTCTTCTAAACCGTAGGTTGCAGGTTCGAGTCCTGCAGGGCGGGCCATTATCAGTGCCACTATAGCTCAGTTGGTAGAGCAGTTGATTTGTAATCATCAGGTCCCGAGTTCGAATCTTGGTGGTGGCACCATTTTTTAGTTAAGGAGATAAGATGAAAGATCAGTTAATTAAAGCTTGTCGAATGCATGCTGAGGGTGAGCTCGAGAGAGCGAAAACAAATATCTTAGTTTATATGAATCAATCCGTAGGTATTGGAGAACACAGCGATATTGTTGAGGCGATTCAGGAAGAGTTAGATAAAATGGCTGCTGCTAATGATCGCATAGAAATGTTGGATGATTATTTTTAAATTATGGAAGATTTAGTAGTTATTGACGACTTCTTACCTAAACAAGAACATCAGGCGATCTATGAACGTCTAATGACGAGAGAGTGGAAGGCTGTTAACGATACTCCTGACGATCCTCTTTCTGATAATTCTGGATATGTCTCTCATGCAAGCTTTACCGATGCATCAACTCAGACAATTATAGAATATTGTTTAGAGTATGATTATCTTAGGGACATTATTCAAAATAAGCACAGAGCCTCGATTTATAATAAATATGACCCAAAGACTCCTACTTATTTTCACACTGATGCAATAGGTGGTCATACACTAATTTATTTTCCGGATATAGCTAAATATAATTTTATGATGTCTGGAGAAACACAGATTCTAAATAATGATCAGATTGTAGGTGTTCTGCCTATACCAAATAGATTGATGGCGTTTCCCGGAGGGCTTTGGCACAAGGGAACTTCATTTACAAGTAATCAACCTAGATACTCTTTCGCAGTTCAATTTAAAGATATAAAAGATGCCAGTTTACACATTTAAAGATAAAGAAACACAGGAACATTTCGAGGTCAATATGCCTTTAGAGGAGTTCAAAGCCTTTATACAGGGTAATCCAGAGTATACCCAAGTGTTTAAAATGCCAGCTACAGTTTCTGGTAGGATTTCAACGCATCGTTTAGCTGGTCAAGGCTGGCAAGATATCTTAAAAAAAGTCAAATCTAACTCAGGCAAAAACAATACAATCAATGTCTAGTAAACAACAGATTCGTAAAATGAATGCGATGAAACTCCGGCTCGAAGATTTACCTGAAATAGAACCTATCACTAAGAATCAGGAAAAAGCCTTTACTCTATATGAGGAAGACAATCATTTAATTTTGTCAGGAAGTGCAGGGACAGGCAAAACCTTTATCGCACTCTATCTCGCACTCGAAGAAGTGCTTGACAAAGATACTCCATACGATAATATAGTTCTTATTCGTTCAGTAGTTCCCACTCGAGATATTGGGTATCTGCCTGGAAACGAGGAAGATAAGAAGGATGCATATACTGGTCCATATCGGGCTATTACTGCAGAGCTCTTTGGTGTCGGTGACGCATGGAATAAGTTGAAGCAAACAGGTGTAATTAATTTTGAAACAACTTCATTTATTCGTGGCACAACATTTAACAATGCAATCGTTATTGTTGACGAGATGCAAAACTTAAACTTCCATGAGCTAGACTCGGTGATCACAAGACTTGGTAGAGATTGTCGATTTATAGCTTGTGGAGATTATTACCAATCAGATTTTGATAAGGATAAAGAAAGAAATGGGATACTCAAATTCATGAACATCGTAGAGCATATGAAAGACTTTGAGGTTGTTGAGTTTGGATGGCAGGATATCGTACGGTCTGGTTTTGTACGAGATTATATTATGACTAAAGAGATGTTGGAGATCCGTTAATGGCTAAGTTCACACGTTTTGATCCACGCAATAAAAAGAACGGACGTAATAAAAAAATGACCCTTGAGGGTAAGCCGAAGAAAAAAGGTTTTAGTGTTAAGACCTTCTTCGAAGAAGAAAATGAAAAATATATGAAGAAATATAAGAAGTTTGTTGAGGATGAGGCTTACTAAGTGCTTAAACATCATGAGTATGTTAATGATTTAAATTATAGATCTATGACCAGAAACTTATATTCAGATTATACTGATTATAATAGAGGTAAGGAAATACATGAGAAATTAATTAAATCTTCAGAAGAAATTCTTCCTGATAAAGAACTTTCTGAAAAAAATTCTAATGTTCATTCTGACATTTACAATCATGTTATCGGAAAGACTAAAAATTTTCCTTTAGATAATATTTTATGTACCACAGAATCTCAATTTCACCAAATTTTTAATTTTACACTACCTTTTAATTCAATACATACTTATTGGATCAGGGTGTTGGCAACATTTGTTTCTCTTCATGATGCAATACTAAAACATAAAAAATTTAATGACCCAATCATAGTTTTATATGACGAGCCAAGAGATAACTACTTAGTAGTGACAGGACAACAAAGATTTTTTTACGCTAAAATTATGGGTATTAATCTTGAGGCTATCGTATATTCTTTTGGCACATCAGCTGCTGAAAAAATATCAAAAGATATACCTGATATATATTGGCTTAATCACTATACAATTAAAGAAAAATTTTTTTTTAATATGACTCCTAGAAGCGAAATTTTTTGTCATAAAGGTCATGCTATGTTACAGCAGCAACATGATAAAAGTCGTGATAATTTTATGCTAGATCATCATAATATAATTTTAAATTATCCTATAGAATTTAAACAATATTCAGAAGAAACTTATTTCTATAGAGATAAATTGTATGTTGGATTTCTACAAAATGATTCAGCAAAAAAGAAAATAAAAGTTAATGTTAAAGATGAATATGGCATATTTCAATATATGCTTTGGAGATATGTGGGGATTGATCTATCAGAATTTAAAATGGATAAAAAGTTCGAGATAATTAATGAGCTTTGATCAATATGAATCTATTTTCTATAACTTATGTGAAGAAAAATATGGTCCTTCAGAAAATCTTTTAGATGTTGACAGTACTAAAGATTTTTTAGAATTACAAAATTTCGTAAAATTATGGGAAATAAAAACTCTCGATAAAAAATGGAGATCAGATAATCCTCCGTTACTTTTAAGAAATACTATCGATCTTTTGGGTAGAGCTTCAAGCATATACGCACTGTTTAAGCAAGGGTTAAATTTCTCTTCGCCTGTTACAATTATTAAGTCAAGAGAAAGATATATCGTTTCTCCTGGACATCAAAAATATGCGCTTAACAGAATATGTAAAGAAGTTAATATTCCCGCAGTAATAATAGATTTTGATAAAAGTGATAAAATTTTTTCAGAGGCTACTTTAAGTCACGACTATGATTTATTCTATAAAAAAGGGTTTTTTGGTGACTCTGTTTATTGGATGTATGTGCAAAAACAACAAGTATCTTCTGATGAATATGATTTAGTATCTTCTAAATTTTTAGGAACTGATGAGAAAGAAGATTTTTGGTCATTTAAGGTTGATTTTTTATCTAAAATAGATAGCTTAAAAAACTCCTTGACTTTTTGGCACAATGGAGTTAAAGTCAGTAAAATAGATAACAGTTATCAAATGTTAAATATTGAACTATATACTATTGAAGGATTGGCGCAGTTCGTGTTAGAATACTTCTGCGACTATAACAATTTTTGTATTGAAAGACAGTATAGGATAATGGAATGATTTCTGGTAAAGTATGGGGTGAGACAGAGCTAATTGAGGCTAATCATGCTCTAGAGTTTCATCGTATTGAGACTACAAAGGGTGGAGTTTGCTCTAAACACAAACATGAATTCAAGTGGAATGGTTTCTACGTAGAAAAAGGTAAATTTCTTATTCGTGTTTGGCAGAATGATTACGATCTAGTAGATGAAACAGTCTTGGTTGAAGGTCAATGGACTAAAGTAAAACCGGGAGTATATCATCAGTTTGAAGCTCTGGAAGACACCACAGCCTTTGAAGTTTACTGGGCTGAGTTCAATCACAACGATATCGTTCGTGAAGATGTAGGTTATGCAAAATAAAATCTTTGAACATGTTGAAGTCGACTTTGGTTACTCTGATCTCGAAACTGAGACAAAAACCTCTGGACGTAAGTATGTAACTCCAGAGGGGAATAAATTACCTTCTATTACGACAGTCCTCTCTATCCTGACTCGGAGAGCCATCATGGAATGGCGTAAACGTGTTGGTGAGGAAGAGGCTAATCGTATTTCAAGACAAGCAGCTGGACGTGGAACAGACGTCCATGCAATCGTAGAAAAATATTTGGATAATGATCCAAATTATGCAGAAGGGTATATGCCACATATCCTTAATACATTTAATGATATCAAACCTATCTTGGATGAACGTATTGGGAAAATTTATGCGCAGGAAGCACCTCTTTATAGTGATCATCTTGGTGTCGCTGGTCGAGTTGATTGTGTGGCTGAATTTGATGGACAAATTTCTATAATTGACTTTAAAACGTCAAGGAAACGCAAAACTCGTTCAATGGTATATAACTACTTTAAGCAAGAGGCTGGTTATGCTGTTATGTGGGAAGAACGTACAGGTATGCCGATTACTCAACTGGTGACTATTATGGCAGTAGATCATGATAATCCGATTGTATTCGTTGAGCATCGAGATGATTGGATTGATAAACTAAAAGATGTAATTTCTCAGTATAATGCCCAAGCATAATTTATATCTTACTGGTTCTTTGCTGATAGGAAGTGTAGGAAGAAACATTATCTGGCAAGTTTTTAAATATTGTTTAGATAATAATCCAAAAGAATTAAATGTAAATATTTCTTGGTATGATGGTCATATATTAAGATATAGTCACTTCGAAGACCAAGAATCTTTTCAAGAAAAAATTAATTACCTTTTATCTCAACTAAACTTAGGTGATTGCAAATTAAATATAACACATAAATTACAACGTTATCGAGATGGCAATCCTCCTATTTTCGAAAATTTTTTTAAAACATATGAGTTAAATGCGTATGAAGTTTTTAAATATAATAAAGTAAAAAAGAATAAAGTATGTTTTTGGAGATTCGATGCAACATATAATTCAGCTAATCGTTTAGGAAAATCAACAAGAGAAACTGAAGCCAAACTTTTTTCAATGTTTCCTGAAGATTGGGAAGATTTATATCATATGTTGAACGAAAAATATACAGTTGTAGAATTATCTTACAGAACGCCTATCAGAGAAGTAATGTACCATTTAAGGGAATGTGAGTTTTGTGTTGGATACGGCGGCATGTATCATACGTTAGTAAATATGTTAAGTAAACCTATGTTTTGTATTTTAAAGCCGAAAGTGATGCTCGAGTGGGTGGAGAAACAAAATCACTCTTTTGATATTGTTGTAGATCAAAAAGAATTAGCATCAATATTTATAAAAAATTATGACGAAATTACATCTAATAGATAGTATTAATCTACCAGGAGGGCTGTTAATGGGCACTCTTATTAGAAAGTCTATATTAACAGCCTTCAAATATAACTTTCTACACTCTCCCGATATTTTAAATGTAAAAATTTCTTGGGGAAAACGATCTATAGATAAGTATTCACACTTTGAAGATGTAGAACCTTGGGAAGAAAAAGCCAACTTTCTCTTTTCAAAATTGGATGTTGATTGTGATATTAATGTTGAGCATGAAGTAATAGATAAAAAATTTGTGTGGGATAAGAAAATAGAATATATAACTTTTTTTGATATTCCTGCCGTAGATATCTTTAGAAATAATCTAAAGCAGAAAAAGGGTAAAGTATGTTTTTGGATGTTTGATATGAATGCAATCTCTTTTAAATATGGAAAACCTGAAAGCGAGTTTCAAAGAGCCGGAAAAATAAACACTTACTCTGAAGATCAGTGGCATCAAATTTTAGGTTATCTAAAAAGTAGATTTGATGTTGTGGAGCTTGACTATAGAACTCCTATTAGGGAAGTGTACTATCATCTCTCAACATGTGAATTTGTATTTTCATATGCAGGAATGTATCATAACATAGCGACTGTTCTTAATAAGCCTATTATATCCATATTAAACACGAAATACTATCCTGAGGGGTATACTCAAAGGACAGGTCCATATGAATTATTATGCCTACCAAATTTTAATGATTTGCTGAATGATAAGTATTTTGATTCATTAATACAAGAAGCGAAGAGTCTAAGGAGACTTAAAAATGTACATTGATCGTGCTGTCATTGAAATTAATGGTGGCTGTAATTATTCATGTCAGATGTGCCCACAGTCTCAACCAGGCGGCAGAGGTAAAAACTGGCTAAAGAAGATGTCTTTGGGAAGATTTGAGAGTGTTATTGATCAGTTGGTTAATAATGGACTGCGGGTTGTTAACCTTGAGGGTAGTGGCGAGCCTACTCTTAATAGTAACCTTGATGAATATGTAAGAGTTGTCAAGAAACATGGAGCGAAAGCTTTTATGTTCTCTAACGGTAATCGTATGCATGGCGACTACATGAAACGAGTTGTAGACGCTGGTACAGACTTTTTTCGTTTCTCTATCATCGGATACAATCCAGAGACATATTGGGCGTGGATGAACTCAAAAGAGTTTACAAAAGTCATTAATAATCTTGAAGCCATGCAGAGATATGTAGAAGACTCTGGATCAGATTGTACTGTTGCGACATATCATCTTGTTATGGATAATGATAATATTGATTATGAAGTAGAGCAATATCGCAAGATCGTTGATAATGCTGGAGTGAAGACTGAAATCTGGAAGATGCATAACTGGTCAGGTGTATATGATCCAGAGTATGGCCGAGAGGGTAAGGTAAAGACTTGTGGGCGACCATTCTCACCAGACTTAGTCATTCGAGCAGGTGGCGCTCAAGGCAAGTGGGGTGCTGTACATCCTTGTTGTCAGGTTCTCGGTAGGGATGATGATGCTATTCTTGGGCATATGTCAGATAATACAGCAGAAGAAATTTGGAATGGTCATGAATACGAGCAGCTAAGGAAGCAACATACTACAGGAAACTATCCTGATTTTTGTAGAGGTTGTGATTTTCTGATTGACGATCCAGAGGTGTTAGTATATACTAATCATCAAAGAGACCTATATAAGATGCATGGTACTGAGTTTGATTTAAATGATTACAGGAAAATTATATGAGTAATATTGCGAAGATTGGTATTATCGGTTATGGTTATGTAGGTAAGGCCATGGCTGCAGCCTTTGATAAATCTGACCTACTTGATTATGATATTGTTGATCCAGCATATGACGAGTATAATCAAGATTTAGTAGAGATGATGAAGAACTGCGACGCAGCAGTTGTATGTGTGCCAACACCAGAAGGTGATGATGGTAAATGTGATGATTCTATTGTCATTGATGTGATCGAAAAGATTGGTCATAGTAAACCTATCTTGGTTAAATCGACAACAGATATTGAAACCTTGCAGTACTTCAAAGATAATTATCCGAATGTATGTTTCTCTCCAGAGTTTCTCCGTGGGCATAATGCTGTTGAAGACTTTTTAGCAGAGGATAAAATGATTATTGGCGGAGAGCCAGATCAAGCAGAGGGTTGGATGAATGTATTTCAGTCTTGCTTAAACATTAAGAATGAAGTCTTTATTGATATTGTAGAGGCAGGTTATGTTAAGTATGCAGAAAACTCATTCTTGGCTATGCGTGTAACTTTCTTCAATGATCTTTATAATTTAATGCAGAAAGTTCACCCTCAGCTAGATTATGACTCTACAGTTTATGCTCTCGGCTTCGACCCAAGGATTGGCCATTCGCACAATCAGGTTCCTGGACCAGACGGCAGATATGGCTGGGGCGGTCATTGTTTACCTAAAGATACTGCAGCTTTCGTAAATTTTGCTGAACGAAATAACACAAAGCTACCGTTAATCGAATCTGTTCGAGACATTAATATTACGCATCGATCAAAATGAAAAACTTAATTTATCAAGTATCTGTCGGTAAACCATCGAAGTTATATCAGCACTGTATTCAATCAGTAGCTGAATATTGCAAGAGGCACAACATTGAACATTATGTTTTGACTAAACCAAAGCTGAGGATTAATCCTAATCCTTTTACGTCAAATCGTTCTGAAGGTGCATCACGTCTTGGATATTTACCGATTTATGAAAAAGAGAACGCATTTGATCTGCTGCCAGAGTATGATCAAATAGCTATCGTCGACAGCGATATTTACATTCGTCCAGACAGTCCAAATATTTTTGATGAGTTTGGTACAGATAAACCTTTTGGCGCTGTCTGTGAACGTGAGATGCCGATTAACAGACAGTATGCATCTAAGATTCAGAACTATTCTCGAATGCAGTATCATAATCTACATGGCAAGAAAGGACTAGATTTTAAACCAAACAAGCTGGGATATGAATTTTATAACATGGGACTAATGTTAATGAATCATTCTTTCTATGATTACATTTATATGCCTGCGTATGAATGGATGACACTATCTGAGTTTCAACCATTTATTGATGGTATCGGTGCATGGAAATGGTCTACTGATCAGACGCTACTTAACTACTTTATGAAGTCTCGCAACGTACCTGTGAAGCATATGCACTGGAAATGGAACGGTCTATATACTGCAAACACTAAAATCTCTGAGTGCCACTTTGTCCACTTTTTTCTAAAAGATAAACTTCCAGAGCGTGGTGAAAATGTAGATCAGCTAATGGAGCAAATTTAAATGCGAAAAACATTAATTTCTCATCGTGGTAATGTAAATGGGATTAACAAAGATCTTGAGAATAATCCTGAATATATTGATCAGGCTCTAGATCATGGTTATCATTGTGAGATCGATGTATGGCGTCACAAAGATAAGTTTTATCTTGGCCACGATGAGCCTATGTACAAGATTCCAATTAAATGGTTGATGAATCGTAAATGGAATTTGTGGGTACACTGTAAAAATATCGAGGCATTAGAACATATGTCTCGATATTACCTCAACTACTTCTGGCATGAGAGTGATAAGTACACAATGACCTCTCGAAGATGGGTATGGGCTTATCCAGGTCAAAGAACCTCTACTAAATATAACAGAACGATTGCAGTATTGCCAGAATGGGACAATACTGATGTGAGTGAGTTCGCTGGTATTTGTTCTGATTATATTGAGAGATATAGATGATTAAACTTGTTCTGTTTGATTTAGATGGCGTATTGATTGATGCCAAAGAAATTCACTACGAAGCTCTGAACAAAGCCTTGGGGCCAGAGCATGCAATTTCTAGAAACCATCACATCAATGTATTTGATGGTTTACCAACTTTAGCAAAATTAAAGATACTTGCTCGGAAGTATGACTGGGATTCTCATAAGATCAATCAGATCTCAGAAGACAAACAAAAATATACTATCGAGATGGTAGCAGATCTTAAACCAGTAACTCATATCGTAGACTTGTTTAAGCAACTCTCCAAAGAAAATTACAAAATTGGTGTATGTACTAACTCCGTAAGGAAGACTGTCCTAACAGCTCTTGCCAAAACTGAGCTTATGGAGTATGTTGATATTGTCCTTTCTAACGAGGATGTAAAAAACTCTAAGCCTCATCCAGAGATTTACTGGAAGGCTATGTCAATAATGGGAACACTTCCAGAAAATACTCTAATTGTCGAAGACTCACCAAAGGGATTGTTGTCAGCTGCTAGGAGTAAAGCTAAGTATATTCGTGTTGATAATCCTTATGACGTGACAAGAGAAAAAGTTTTCTCTAATTTAAAAGGTGAAGATGTGATGAATAAATGGAAATCTGACAAGCTAAATGTTTTGATTCCTATGGCTGGAGCAGGAAGTCGTTTCGCTCAGGCTGGATATACTTTCCCAAAGCCTCTTATTCAAGTGCATGATAAGCCGATGATTCAGCTCGTTACTGAAAATCTTGGGCTTGAGGCAAACTTTATCTATGTTGTACAGAAAGAACATAGAGAGAAGTATAATCTTGATGCCATGCTAAACTTAATTGCACCAAACTGTAAGGTGATTGAAGTTGATGGCATAACAGAGGGTGCGGCTTGTACTGCTCTTTTAGCAAAAGAATTTATTGATAATGATGATCCTCTGTTTTTTGCAAACTCAGATCAATATGTAGATTGGAATCCTGTTGAGTTTATGTACAATATGCAGGAGACTAATGCTGATGGTGGTATTGTAACATTTAAAGCCACTCATCCTAAATGGTCTTACGCTAAAGTAAACGAGTATGGAAAAGTAACAGAAGTTGCTGAGAAAAATCCTATCTCCAATAATGCTACAGTCGGTTACTACTACTGGAAGCATGGTTCTGACTTTGTTAAATACGCTGAGCAGATGATTGAAAAAGATATTCGTGTAAATAACGAATTTTATGTTTGTCCAGTATTTAATGAAGCTATTGAAGATAATAAAACCATTCGTACATATGATGCCAGTGGTATGTGGGGTCTAGGCACTCCAGAAGATTTAGACTACTATATTAATCATTTTGAGAGAAACTAATGAATAAGTCTGCTATCGTAGCTCCGATTCATCAGCCACATTTTGAGCGTGGTAGAGTATTCGTTGAAAGTTACAATAAACATTTTAATGATAATGATCTTTATCTTGTATTTTCTAACTCTGATGAGGCTAAAGCTTTTACCTCTTCCAATTTAGATTTACAGTTTAATTCGATTGTGTGCGATGAAGTTCTTTACTGCCCAAAGCCTATTACGCAAAAGAAAATTTATGGAGCGAGGTATATCTATAATACTCGAAAAGATATTGATTATGTTGCAGTTATTGATGTCGACACTCTCTTTACTAAAAACTTTGATTATGATACACAGTTTAAAGCGATAGTAGACAATAAAACTTTATATGCTTCTGAAATTAATAATGAAGGTATTAGAACGAAGGTAAGTGTTGAACCAGCGAAAAAGTTTTTTAACAGTATCGACTTTGAACAATTGAAGCAGATTACAAGAGACTTTAATTTATATTGGTGGTTTAATGATATTCCGGTTTACTCTAGGGAGTACTTCTTTGATTTTTTAAATTATATTAATTACAACGAAGTTCTGCCAAAAATTCTTTATTCGGATTTCGACTTTATTCTTTACTCTTACTATCTCTTGGTTAATGACATTTATCGCCTTAAAGTTCTGAAGGTTGATGGACAAGAGGCTCCTGTTCAAAATAAAGGTAGTTGGCTAGAGGGACAGGATATGTTCGAGGTAGAAACCTTCGATGCGCTATTTAAAAAATACTCTCCGATGTGGATTAAATATCCTATCGCAGAAGAATCTATGAAAAACGTTTTTATTAAACTACACACTGATCGAAAATAATGAAGAATGCTATCTTTCAATACTATCTAAATTTTAATGGAGTGGGCAAACAAGGCGTTCATTACCCAACAGAGGGCAAGCCTGACTGGGTTGAGCGTTCTGTGCAATATTTTAGAGAGTATGCTAAAAAACATAACGCAGAATATTTTTTCTTTGAAGATCGTTATGTCAATGCTACTTCTAATTTTTTTGAAATTTTAAGGCTGTATAAAGACCCGATCTTCGACCAGTTTGATAATGTACTCTACTTAGATGTAGATGTGATGCCAAAAAATATGGATGCTAACATCTTTGACATTCATTTCGGAGATGTTGCTGGATGGCCAGAGTGGCGTGCTCCTGAAATCTCAGTGCCAATTAATTGGAATGCAAACCATCAGATAGCCAGTAGATTCGCCGACTTTGGTGCACCAGTGGTTCCTTCGAAGTCAGCTCCAACTAACCTTAGAATGATAAACTCTGGAGTTATGCTTTGGAAGAAACGTGCTAGGCTAAAAGCTAGAGAATCATTCGATGATCACGAAAAATGGTTTAATCATAAAAATGCGCTGTTAGATTCTAAGTGGACTAGCGCAGGACATAGTTCTCATTGCCTTGATCAGCCATTCCTTAATGCTATGTTTAATAAAAATAATTTTAAAGTAACTGAGCTGGGTATGGAATGGAATAGATTCCCAACAAAAAAAGAAAGCTTCCCTTGTAACTTTGCGC